CCTATTCAGAGGCTCTTAGAGGACAGTTAGAGGGCTTATCTGTACAAACACCTGTCGAGGTAACTTATAAGGTCTATAAAGGCTCTAAAAGACGTTTAGACAAGATGAATGTAGTTAGTGTAGTAAGTAAGTTCCTATTAGACTCTATAACTGAGTATGGTTGTTGGGAAGATGATAATGATGACTATGTAAAGAAAGAGACTATATTACCTACAGAATTAGATAGAGATAACCCAAGAGTAGAAATAATTATAAAAGAGATTTAATGTTAGAAAAATTAGCAGTTCATCACGAGTTATGGATTAAAATGTTATTAAATTTAGGTTGCGATATTTACGTAGCTAAAGACTTGGTGCAAGATATGTACCTGAGAATGCACAGACTTGTGAAAGATGAGAAGAGGATTATGTATAAGGATGATATAAATAGGTATTTCGTTTGGATTACATTAAGGAATTTGTACTACTCTTATTTAAAAGATGAAAGAAAAAGAAATAGTATTTTCTATGAAATATTAGAAAATGATGAAGTTGTTGAAAATAAATACAATGTAGAGGAAGATTCTGCGTTTGAAAAAATAATGAATAAGGTAAATGAAGTAATATCTGATTGGACTGTTTATGATAAAAGATTATTTGAGCTTTACTTCTTACAAGGGTTATCTCTACGAGCTATATCGAAAGGAGCTAAGATAGGATTAACCTCTATACATAACTCGATACTAAACCAAAAAGCTATATTAAAAGAATATTTATCAGAAGATTTAATAGATTATTTTAACCAAGATTTTGACAATATATGAAACCAAACAATTATTATTTAGAATTAGAGAAACAAGGGTACTATGAAACTATAGACAAGAGGTCTAAAGATTATAGGGAATATAAACAATGGAAAGCTTCAAAGAGAAGTGAAGATTATAATAACCTAAAGCAGAAGGTTGAGAACCAATCAAAAGGTGTTGGAGATACAGTGGCTAAAATTACTAAAGCTACAGGAGTAGATAAGTTAGTTAAGTTTATAGCAGGAGAAGATTGTGGTTGTGATGAGAGACAAGTCAAGTTAAATAAACTGTTTACCTATAAAAATATAAATTGTATATCTGAGGATGATTATATTTATCTAAGTGATTTTGTGGATAGTAAGACAAATAAAACTACTTCTCAACAAAGAGCAAGATTAATATCCATCTATAATAATATTTTTAATACTAACCAAAGAAACACAAGTTGTAAACCCTGTATTATAGGAATTGTAAATAAATTAAAAAAGTACTTGCAAGTTTATAAATAGTTTTGTAGCTTTGCTTCGTAACTTTAAAACAAATATATTATGAAGCGAATTAAACAACAAAGATTAAGTCAGTTTTGGAATCACGAAATAAATCCTATCACTGGATGGATTGAACGCAAAAATGATGCTGACAATAAAAACAAAAGGAAAATCAGTAAGATTAGATTGGATAAGAAAGTAAACAAAAGTGTTGAATACTCAATATATTAACAGATGAAAGTAATATTTGATGCAGATAGTTTGATATATGCTTCTTGCTTTAAAAGGAAAGAAGATAGGAAATCAGCAGGTGATTTATTTGAGACTGATGTTAATATATCTTTTAATAAATTTCAGAACACTTTTAGTAAATTGTTGGCTTTCTTAGAAGACTTGGTGGAGGTAGATGAGGTTGTTTTTTGTAATGGTTCTAAGAACAACTTTAGAAAAGACATTTCCCCTACATATAAGTTAAATAGAACGCAGAAGAGACCAGATACATTGCTTTTGCTTCACGATATGGTTAAGCTTGAATATAACTCTGTTTATGGTGATGGTGTAGAGACAGATGATGTTGTTGCTACATTGTGGGCAGAAGAGGTAGAGAAGAATGGTATTGACTCTGTTATCATAATGTCATTAGACAAAGATTATAAGCAATTCCCTTGTTGGTTTTATAACTACAACTATAAGAATAGAGAGTTGATTAAAATATCAGAACAAGAAGCAAATGAAAACTTCTATTCTCAGATGATTATAGGTGATACTGCTGATAATATAAATTATTGTAATGGTTATGGTAAGGCTTACGCTAAAAAGCTCTTTAAAGGTTCTGAAAACGAATATTCATTAATCAATAGAACCTATAGATTATATAAAGAGATATATGGAGACGATGCTAAATCGATGTTTAATGAGGCTAAATCGTTATTAAAACTTAAAACAGATTGTTATGAGAACATTAAGCGATGAAGATAAGTATATTGTGGAGCTTTACTTCTCAAATTCAATCATAGAGATTCAAGAAGGGCTTCCTAAGTATATTTTAGAGGATGTTTTAGAGTATTACGAGGAACAAGAGTATTATTTAGCTTGTGCAGGGATAAAAAAGGCTTTAGATTGGTATGAAATGAATACTTTCACTAAAACAATGATAGAAATAGATAAAATAAGAGAAAACAACAAATTAAATTAAAACAAACGATATGATAGATTATAATAAGGAAAACGCAGACAAATTAGCAATAGATTTTGAAAAATTAACAGGTATTAGCTTAAATAGTGGCTCAAGAAAGACATCAATAATGATTACAAGGACATTATTCTATAAAATATTAAAAGATTTTAATTTTATGAACGATAGAATGATTTCTGAATGGTTCAAGGGCAGGGGTATTGATAAAAATAGGTCATCAATTTATCAATCATTAGATAAAATAAGTATTTATTATAAATCATTTCCTTTATTCAGAAAATTGTATAATATTTACTTTAATGATAGAGCCGAAGAATTTATTAAGATGCAAGAAGCTAAAAATAAGCGTTTTGAGAATGTTAAACAAAATTTAGGTACAAGCATACTAAAAAGAGACAAAGATGCCTTAGAATTGCTTATAGACACTATTCCACAAGATAGAAGGGATGAAATACGAGAAATTGTAAGCTTAAGGGTTAAATCTTGGAGCTGGAAAAGTAAAGATGAATGTAAAATAATAGAAGGTGAGACTTCATTAGAATCTTACTGTTTTTAATTAATAAAATATGTATATTATGGGAATATTAGTTGTATTATTTATAATAATAGTAATAAAAATAATAGTTGAAGTTAAAAATAATTAATTATGAGAGGTACACAACCGCATTACGAGAACGGAAAAGATTACGACATCATAGATGTTATAAGGGATTATGATTTAAACTTTTGTAGAGGTAATATCATTAAGTATATTGCAAGAGCAGGGAAAAAGCACGATGAATTGCTTGACTTGATTAAGGCACAAGACTATTTAAACAGAGAAATAGAATTATTAAGAAATAGAAACAAAATAGACAAATGAAGCTAATTTTATCAATTATTTTATGGTTATTCGTAGCGAGGGTTTTTATTTGGTTTGGTAAAATAATATTTAAAGAAACTGAATTATAATCTTACTTATAGATAAATATATCTTACTCTTTTAGTTTAAATGTTAAATAAATGTTAAAAAGTATTGTTGCTTTAAAAAAGAATTGTATATTTGAATATTATTAATTATTAAAACAAATATTATGACCGAAGAACTAAAAGACAAAATATTATCAATTAGACCAGAGTATTTAGATAATGGTAATTCTATTAACCCATTACCATATGAAGTTTCTTTATATTATCAACAAGATGATTACTTGATAGATTTAACTTTAGATGTGAATGATGTATTAAATGCTGAGATATTAATAAATGAAGAGGATTATGAATTATCAGATTCAGATGTTAAGTTTATATGTAAATATCTTTCAGGATTATTAGATTATGAAATACAGGTTACTGAGAGGTATTATGAAGCAGAAAGGAATGAACAAGATAACTATTACTACTATAGCTAAAAAACAAACAAAATGAAAATATTAAACTTATATGCTTGTTTAGGTGGTAATCGATACAAGTGGAACGAAGTAAAAGAAGATATACAGGTTACTGCTGTGGAATTGGATGAGGAACTTGCTAAACTATATCAAGAACGTTTTCCTAATGATACAGTAATAGTAGCAGATGCACACCAATATTTGCTTGACCATTACAAAGAGTTTGATTTTATTTGGAGTTCTCCCCCTTGCCCAACACATAGTAAGGCAAGAGGTTGGAATACTAAAGTAGAAACAAAATACCCAGATATGAAACTATATGAAGAAATTATTTTATTGGAAACAATTTCAAAAGGGCAAAATCCACGTTTTAAAGGTAAGTATGTTGTAGAAAATGTCATACCATATTATGAGCCATTAATACCAGCTAAAAAAAGAGGTAGACATTTATACTGGACAAATTTTAATTTACCAAACACAATATCAAATAGACCACAAATTAAAATTAGCAAAGAAATAAGTGAGGTCAAAAAGTTATGCAAATTTCACGACTTTGATTTTTATAAATACAAAGGAAAACAAACTATAAAAAAAATATCAAGAAACCTTGTAGATTACGAAGCCGGTAAAACAATCTTTGAAACTGCTTTAGGCATAATAAAAAGACAAGATATTAAACAAACAGAATTATTTTAAACTTGTAAAAAACAAAATAACAACACATTAGTTATCATAATATGAGTAATTCACAAGAGATTAAGCCTACAGATGGAAGAAAAGGGAACAGTAGAAAGAAATCTATTCCTAAGCTACCTGTACCTGATAGAGAAAGGTCTAATAAACCGGCTATGAATACTGCTAAGAAGAATCGTAAGAAGCAATATGCTAAGAAAGCTATCAAGAATGTATTTGGTAGTGAGGTAAATGCTTTTGAGAGTTTGGCTAAGAAAGCAAAAGAAGGTAGCTACAATCATATGAAATTGCTTATGGATTATGCCTATGATGAAGAAAAAGAAACTGCTACTAAGAAAGCTAATGCTCCTGTGATTAATTTCTTTGGAGATAGTGTTGAAAGCAAGAAGATTAAAGAGAGGATTATAGACGTAACACCAAAAGATGAGTAAGATAGACATACACGAAAAGTATATACCTGTTTTCAAGAACGATAGCAGGTATTTTGTTATTACAGGTGGTAGGGGTAGTGGTAAATCATTTGGTGTAAACGTATTCCTGCTTAATTTAACCTATGAAGAAGGTCATAAGATACTATTCTCACGTTATACAATGATGTCAGCACATACATCTATTATACCTGAATTTATTGAGAAGATTAACTTAATGGGAGTTCACGAAGACTTTAGGATAACTAAAGATGAGATTATGAACCTTAAAACAGGTAGCTCT